TCCTTTGGTTTTGTGTAGTCCTCCACTGGAGGGAGTTCGTTTTGATTAATCTCAATCGGGAAGTACGGCTTCGATGCCCACTGGCAGCGGTACGGATTTCCGTCGCCGTCGTACCAGCAAATCCAGCCGCCACTGCGTTGCTTCCACCACTGACTGTCGCCCCACGCACGCCACGAAATGTAACCATCCTCGACGCGCATTGTGATGTACCAGCCGTTGCGCCGAGGTGTTTTAGTCTTTGGGTTCCATTTCATTTGCGCGCCTCTCTTTCGGATTGAAGTTGCGCCCGCGCCAGACGTTCGGCCTTTCGGCTTTCTTCAAGTTCGTGCTCAACTGCGGCAAGCCTAGCGGCGCGATTAGCGAACTGCGTGCGCTCGGCTTCAAGTTCCTCACAACGGCCACGCAGCGCGGCGTTCTCGCGCTCCAATTCGCGGGCAACTGATGAGTGAACGAATGGACCGTCCGGTGATAATTTCAGGTCGCTGCTGTCAATGTGCCCGTGATGTCCCACAGGCCAGCCGCAAGCCTTGTCTGTTATCGGTGTGTTGCTCACGCCTGCGCCTCCTTTCGATACCACTTCGGCAAGTCGAGCGGACGCACGACCGGCTCAATGTTCTCCCAGTAGTTTGTTTCGATGCTCTTCTTCAGCCGCCGCAGATCGTCGAGCGTCTCATCCTGACCGATACTGATGGCTTGATCGGATAGCTTGTAGATCGCGACGCCATACGGCTGCACCTTCTCGACCGCAATGAAGAAGAAGTCGAAGACCGGCTTGCCGAAAATTTCTGTAATCAAAGGCAAATAGAAGCCAGCCTGCCGATGATAACCGTAAGAGAACACGGACTTCTCGAACGAGCCGTAGCCGTCCGCGCTGAGACTTTCCGTCGTCTTCAGATCGACAACGTAGGGTCGTCCTTCGCTCAACTCACAGCCTGATGGATTAAACCAGTCGGTGCGACATTGCAGTTCAAGCCCGCCGATTTTTGTGCGCCACGTTCTTTCCGGAGTGCCACCGGCTAGAAGTTGCGACGCGAGCGGATTCTGATCTACCGCGTTGCTCATCGCGAACGCGACATCGTAGGTCTCTTGATCGACGACTGTCTTGCCTTTGGCGTCGGCCTCGAACTTCTCAGCCTCGGCCTTGCCGTCCTTGGTGCGACGGTCGAATCGTGGAGCAACGACGAACTCGGTCTTCAATTTCTCCGGCTCTAGCACCATGCCGTGCGTGAGCGATCCGAGTTGCAGCGCCTTGGTCGGCTCCTGATCCGGCAGGCTACGTTCGACGAACCGCTTGAAGAACAGGCGAGGACGCTTGCGATAAACCTCCAGCTTTGAGTGACTGATCGCTGGGTTCGCGTGGTATTCGCGGGAGGATTCGTCGCTCATTCTTCGTCCTCCTCTAGACCAAGTTTGCTCTGCAGCGGATCGACCTCCTGCTCAGATTCGTCGGTGTATCGAGTCGTCCAAGTGATCTTCACGCGCACCGCCGGAGCTTGCGCCAGCGGATCGAACTCAACCGTCAGGTTGGCCTTTGCTTTTGGCTCGGGCTGATCTTCGGAGTCGATGAAGTTTTCCGTCGCTGACTTAGAGATAGACGGAAAGTGCGTTTCGAGCAGTCCGCGAATCTGCTCGGCGGCGCTGTTGATAATCGCGGCTTTGACCTCGGGATGGTTTGCGGTGCTCATAGTTTGTTGAACCCTTCGCTGACCTTGTCGCTGACCGGAGTGACATTGACCGGCTCTGACGGAATGTCCCTTGCCTCTTCGACGGTGCGAAGTCCTTTAAGAATGTCTCCGAAAAGATCGCGGAGCACGTAACCGCGAGCGCGGAAACGCAGCATTCGCTTCGGGTAATCAGACCAAGGTCCAGCCTTGCCCCACAACTTCGCTCGCTTCGCATCCGCGACGGTGAAGGTTTCGACTGCGGCCTGATTGCCTTTGCGAATGGCGGTGACGCGGTAGCCGTGACCATCGCTGCCCGCCTCGCCGATTTCTTCTTCCTTGTAGGATTCAAGCAACCCGCTTGAGCGGACCAGCGCAAGCGCAGCATCGCCGTAGATCGCTGGGCGACCGTTGATGACGGCGGTATTTTGAAGCGCGGCCATCGGCGTGAGGCCGATCTCTGCACCCAGTTGAATCGCCACCAAGACCGCTTCTGGTTTCTCCATCCCTTTCGGCGCGAAGCCTGACGCGCAGATTGCGTTAGCAAATCGGTACGCCTCTTCCAATGATGCCAGCTGGACGCCTTGCGCGCCAAAGCCGATGGGCGATTTCTTCTGCTGCACGATTTCGTTGCCGGTAGTTTTTACGTCTGTCGTTTCCATGTTCGTTGTTCGTTACGTTACTGTTGTTGTTTTTGGTTCCCTGCGGTCGTGGTTGGCCGCAGGGTTTTTTGTTCAGAAGGCGTCGCCTGCTGAATCAAAGTCGTTGAGCACGGTCGCCGATTGATTGGCGGCTGGCTTGATCTTGTCGGACAAAGTGCCGCGCCTGCGGTGCACGATCTGGCGCGCAGCGTTCTCAAGCAGAACGTCGGCTGGACGTGGTGCGAACGGCTTTCCATTCTTGCCGATCTTGGGTTCCTTCGGCTTCGCGTACCATTCAATGCTGCGCTCCGAGAGCGTGCCAATCGGCGTGCCAGCGTTCTTTCCGAAATGCACCGGCACGGAGTCTGGATCGTCGAGCAACTCCGTTGGCTGCGGAATGTCCTCGGAGGGTTGATGGAATCCGGTCGTCGGACTCGGCTGCGCGGTTGGCTTTGCCTTGTCGAGCAACGCAGCGCGAATCGTGCGAAGCTCGACCATGATTTCAGCGAACTGTTCGTCGGTCATTGTATTCTGGTTTTTGGTTTTCTAGTGCGGCTTTCGCCTCGGCAGCGACTTGCTGCATTTCAGCGAGGAAAAACTTGTTGGAGGTGATTTGGGCGTGGAATGAATTGTCGTATCCGTCCTCGGCTCCGGTACGTGCTAGGCGCAGCAGTTCTTTGCGCGGGAGGTTCACTTACCAGCAGCGCGCTTGACCTTGTCGGCGTAGCGCAGCGTTGCAGGCTTCTTATCGCCCTGCGGACCGCCGTTGTGGATGCGCGCAAGCGTTGTGATGTCTCCAGCCTCCCATGCCTTCGGCGCGTATTTCTTGAGGTATGAGGATGCGACCTTGATTGAGTAGGCAAGGTCAGCGCAGTCCTCGTAGCGACCAGAAACGCGGGCATCCTGCCAGTAGCGGCGGTGAATCTGAAGCGGACCAAGGGCGGCACCGTTGTCGCCGAGGATCGCTCCACGCTTGCCGCCGGTCTCGACGACGTGCAAGGCACGCCAAAACGAATTAGGTGGCGCAGCGTGCACTAGGGCAGATAGGGCAAAGAATAGGGCAAACTGCTTCACGGCTGCACTGCTCCTTTCTTGAGCTCCGACCACCGCGCAAGTTCGGCGTAATAGGTGCCGTGAAAATAAGTACCCATCCGCTGCTTGTCGCTCATCGGCAGGTTCTGCCAAAGAATCTGAAAGGCGTCCATCTGGCCTTTCCAGTAGGAGTCTTGGCGGTTGTGCTGCTCGGCGGCGCAAGCCTTGGCGTTTGCCTCGGCTAAACGACGAATGCCCTCATCGGAGATCGTCGTGAAGATTGGGTCGATTGCGGTATTGTTCACGATGCCGCCTCCTGCTTGATGGCATAGCGAGCGTCCTCAACCCAGCATTCAACCGTCTGCTGGTACAGGTAGCAGACATAAACCGACTGACCGAGTTGCCCGCCGGTCAGCGTTGAGGTAAAGTACGAGTATCCGTCGCGGTTGTTCTGAATCTCGACCGGCAGACCGGCGCGCCGAAGAGCGGCGTTGATTGTTCGTTTGGTCGCAATCACGACGTCACCTCCTGCTGCGCCTTCTCCCACCCGAGCTTTTCCGCAGCGGCCTGCGTGGTTTCGTATGCTTCGCCCAAGTCGTGCTCGCAGCGGGAAAGGAGCGCGCCGGTATTGTCGCGGCGAATAATCCAAAGCTGGCGCAGGTGATCGAAGAACTGGAGCGTGGTGCGCTCACCGTTGATCCAAGGGCTGATGTACTGGGTAATCATTGTCGTTGTTGGGTTGTCGTTGCTGAACGACGCAGAACCAATCACAACCGAACCGCTTTGCCAAGCACAAAAGAAAAAACTTTCCTGCGCTTTCGTAAGTTGCGCATTTTGCGCTATTTACGCAGGAAGAAAAACTCACGAGGTCTGCGCGAAGAAGAAGAAAAACCGCGCCGTTGCGGCTGGAATGTTTGAGCCATCGACCGCTCGGATCGTGCATTGAGCGTTGCTCGCGCTGCTCGAATCGTAGTCGTAAGCGACGACGTAAAGCGGGTCGTAACATTGCACCAGACCGACGTTTGGCGTTACCGAGAACCCGCGATTGGTCAGCGAAAACGTGAAGACCTCCGTCACCGCTCCTCCGGTGAACGTCTTCGAGTCCGTATCGGAGAAGATGACTTGAAGTGTCGTGTTGCTCGCTCCGTTGCCAACGTCGAGACCGGTCACCTGCGCCGCCGTGCTGTTCTGCGTGGCGAGCGTTCCGAGGCCGAGATTGCTGCGCGCCGTTGTCGTGTTCGCAAGATCGGAGAGGTTGCTTGTTTTTTGTGCTGCGCCTGTGATTCGCGTATCGTCACCAGCCGCAACGGTGCCAGACGCGGTTCCGGTATTCTTTACCGCAGCGTTTCCGAGTTGCGTCGCAAAGTAGGTGAAGAGATCGCCAGCAGAGGTCCACGTTCCAGCTGCTCCCGAACGATTGACCGAGCGGACGCGGAAGTAGCGCACCGCAGGAGTTCCGAGTGCGACGATTGCAAACTCTTCAGTCGTCTCAAAACCGCCTCCTCCCGCGATGATCGCATCGGCTGCGGCATCGGTATCAACCGTCGTGATGACCCATTGATAGTACGCAACGTCTTTTTCGCTCGGCTTGTTCCACTCGACGACAGCGGTGTAAAACTCAGCTCCGCTATTTACAACCGGACCACGATTGGCAGTTGCGCCATTGATACGCGTCACGCCAGTTAACGCAGCTGGAGCCGGTGAGGTTGCGGATGAGGTGACGATAAGCGATGCCGAGTTTGCGGACGCGAACCCGAAGGATGAAATCGCACGCGCCGCAATCTCGTAGGTGACACCGAGCGAAAGATCGTCAATGGCGACCAAGTATGAAACCGCGGAACTGATTTGATTCCCTAAAATGAAATCCGCGCTACCCTGCTTGCGATAGATTATGTCGATGGCGACGGCGTTAGTTGTCAACGGTGGCGCTGTAACTGAAGCGCGAGCAAACGCAGTTCCGTCGCTTGCAAGATAGACAGTAGTCGAAACAAGCGTGGGTGCGTTTGGAGTAGCAGGTGCAGTCGGATCGACGCTTCCTCCGCTGACGTAGGTCGGAACAGCGGTCGCTCGGTTGCTGAAGCCGGAGACGTTCTCCAGCATATCGTAGGCGTTGACCCAGTAGTAGTAGGTTGTGCCGATGGTGACTTCGGTATCAACGAAGCGCGAAGCACGGACCTCGGCAATCTTGTCGGCCGCCGCGCTGGCTGGCGTGACTCCAGTCGTATTGCGATAAATTCCGTACTCGGAAAGGTCCGGCTCCGTGTTGTCGGCCCAATCAAGCGATACCGCCTTGCCGGTTCCGACCGCAGCCGTCAGCGATGTCGGCGCAGCTGGTGCCGTCGTATCCTTGGCAACGGTCACGCCAGCGGTGACGTAGCTTGTCGATACGCCGAAGTAGCTTTGCCCGTAGATGCGAACATCGTAGCTCGTTCCGATGCGAACGTCGGATGAAATGTAGTCGAGCGTTTGATCGCCGTCGATCTTCGACCACGTGAGATAGGTCGTCGAGTTGCCTTGCTTGTATTCGATGATGACCTGACCGCCTGACTGGATAAATTCCTCGCTCGGAGCTGACCAAGCAACTTTGATGCGTGGCAGCGCAGTTCCGTCGGCCTGCACCAACTGAGTCGTTCCGTCTGCCGTCAGCGCAAGGTTAGTCGGCGCATCGAGCGTGAACGGATTAGGCAGCGTGGTCGTCGGAGTTGTATCGACCTCGATTTCATCGGATACGTTCCAGTCATAAACCGATGAAGCCGTTTCGCGCAGGGTCATTTCAATACCAAGCTGCGGAGGATTTCCGTCGCTCGCGAAATGCCATTCGATCACCTCGAAAACCTTCGCGCTCCATCCAAACTTGGAGAGCGTTACCATCACGGTATCGCCAGCGCGGACCTGCATCGCATCCAAGCGGAACCGAGCAGTGAACGTGATTTCCTGCCGAGCGCGGAAGAGTTCGATGCGAGCAAGACGCTGCGCTGCGCTGCTACTCGTAGTCATTGGTAGCACCACGTCGCGCCAGTAGCGCACGTTATTGTCCTGCGTGAGATAGGTCGCGGAGGTTTGCGGAGGAAAATCGGTCGGTTGCCACTCGGACTTTTCAGAAACGAAAACGCCCTTCACTGCGTTAACGCGGTCGCGGGCGCTGGTCTTCGTCTGCACGCTGATCGGCCCAGCAAAGTCCGAGTCGTTTAGCGTCACGGTCG